GTCTATCAAAATCCTCTACGTCACTAGTTACGGTACTATATTCTAAATTTACAGAAGTTTCTAATTTACATTTAATTTTCATTTCATATTCTAATACACATTTAATAACATTTATCTTCTTTCTGCGTGCTGTGGTAGCACTATTTTCACCAAATTTTCCGATAAGCGACTTAAGCTTGTTTTCTTGTACAGCTAGTGCCGCGGTTAATGCTCCAACTCGTGTTGTTACTTGGGTTGAGTTATAAGCACGATTGATCGCGTTCAAAATGACCCTTTGGGTCTTACTCTCCTCATAAGCGCTGACACTCAAGAGTTCTGAGTGTGTGAATGGGATCTTCTCAATTGATCCGGATTGTGGTGTATATACAATTTCTTGTGATTGTGGTTGGTACTTGGCCTTCCACTTCTGCACTCTTTCATGATATCCAACGTCGAATTCAGGACTAGTTATGCCTGCCTTCTGTGCGATCTTAGAAACTTGTTTGCGACGCTCTTCAAAGTGCTTTTCTCCATAGTAAAACCATTCTCGTAAGGCGCCTTCCAAATTTTGTCGGGCTACTTCTTGAGGGCTTACGGCTTTGGACTCCAAAACAGCATGTAGTGATTTGAAAATACTGTTTTCATCTAACTGACCGACCATAACGTCCAAGTCGGGGTTATACGCGTCTTTCCTCTTAAGGAAGTCTGCGTCAAAGCGATTCATGAATGCGACTGGTTCTGACTCCTTATCGGGCATGGTAAACTTCATATCGTTGGCTTCTAAGAACTTGGCCATCGAAATGTGGTTGAAGTCGTCATATCCTTCTCGGACCGATCCTTTAGCATCATCACCATAGGTAGCAAGAGCTACAAGATCGCGAAAACGTGCAGCGCGACCAAGCTCAAGCTCCTCTCCAATCTCTTCCCTACGTGTACTGTCATAGACTGAGTTAAAAGCTAGACGGTGTAGTAAAGAGTTTACAATAGAATTCAGGTAAACAGTCATGTTTTGTCCTGAGGGGTTGGTTCCCAAAAAGCGTACTAGGGTTCCATTGAAGGCCACAAGTGGTGTGCAGACTTCGAAGGCGATAACTTCCATTCGCCTAATATCTTTTGGTGTGTAATTGCCTGAACGTTGAGCAATCTGAATCATTACTTGGAATGCAGCAAGGGTGAGTTGTTCAGGCATGCGGAGATCATACTTAGAGTAATCTCCTGCAACGATGCGATCATCACCGAATTTCGACATGAACTCAGAGAGTTCGTTCCATTCGGGACCGTGGCTGTTAATGCCAACTGCGCATT